CAGTAGGCATTCGCCGCTGCGGAATTGGTAGGGTACCAGTGAGCTTTATTATGTAGTTTATCTTTAAGTTGTTTTAGTCTCATTCTTTTTTCTTTAAAAAGGGCAATCACACCCTGTAGGTGTGGTACGCCATTCTTATCGCCTTCTTCGGCTTGATATCTAAAATAATTACAAATAGGCAGTAGTTTCTGTTTTAACTCATCTCCATCTCCAGGAGTATAGTTATTGAGTGTAAAACCCCAATACATAAACTGTAACCTAGTGTCAAACTTTTGAGGGGGGGGTAGAACCTTATCAGTATTACTTACCCCACCCTTCATCTCCACTACATCTCCAATCTCCATTTATTATATATAAGAAAATTATTCTTAAGTCCTTTTTTTTTTCTAAGGTAAATATAGAACAAGCCATGCAAAGTAAATTCAAAACCCCTAGAGGCCGTAAACGTCAAGCTAATCGTAAGGCATACCTTAAGCGTAAAGCAAATGCTAAGGTGCCACAAAAAGTCAAAGCCTATGTCAAGAGAGCTATTGACCGTGAAATTGAGGACAAGTACGAAATGAAAACTATCTTTACGGTCGGAGGTAGTTCTACTACCGGTAGAATTATAGGTTATGGTATTAATAATCAAACATCTTTCACAGGCATCACTACTACTGATAGTATCATACCAGTTTTACAAAATGGTAATTCAGTTGAGGGTAGATTAGGTAACAAGCTTACGGTAAAACAATTTTACGTAAGATACCATTTATATGCTGTTAATCAACATCCTGTAGTTAATCCAGTCTTCGGAGTTCCTTTCATTGTGTGTGTACTGTTTTACAGTCGTAAAGACAGTCGCACGAATAACACCAATGATACTTTAATGGAATTTGGTAGCTCCAACACATCACTAGTAAATACATCGGATTTAACACTAAAGTTCAATAAGGATTTGTACAATATCCATGGGTTTTATAAACACAAACTTTATCCATCGCAAGCGATTGACCTTACAGGTAATTCCACAGCGATAGCCGGTATCACAGGCTACACACCTAGTGTTAGTAAGGTAGTCAAAATCAAAATTCCTGCTAAGTTAGTATACGACGACACTACAGCTCAACCTACGAATAGTAGAATATACTGTTCCGTAGGTGTTTTTAACGTAGACAACAGTAAATATGTACCTTCTACAACTTTTAGGGCTAATATTGAAATGTCATCTCATATAGTATACCAAGATGCTTAGAAAAAATAATAAATAACTTCATATTAATATGTAATTAATATAAATTTATCTGACAGCCCCAACGGGGCGGAGGTGGCGCATAAAACGAATGGGAGGCCAGCGCAAGCGACGAGGGCCCGCCGACGAAGGAGGCGCTGAGTTTTAGGTGACGGTTCCTCCTGTCTAACTCTATATAGTCTTCATATGTTCTAACTCTACTACATTCCATCTATCTCTAGATAATTTTCCATAAACTGGTTCTTCATTCGAGAATATAATAATATGAGGTGTATCAAATCGTAGCATACCTGTCTCGTACTTAGAATTAAAAATACATCCATTTTTAATTTGTTCAATAGCGTTATAAGATACGTGTCCTTCAGCGCATCTAGGAATATCAAAGATAACAATAGGGGGTACCCTTTCATTTTCTGATATATAAGAAAATATTCCGTTAATAGCATCTTTACTCGCTCCACTAAGCATTATAGCATCGCAACAATCTATTAAATATTTTACTAAAAAGGTTTTTCCCCAATTACCGTGTACTTCATAATACCAATCAATCATACGACTAAATTGGTCACACGGTTTAGAATACTTATCGGCAATCTCTTTTTGATTATCTCTAAGCATATCATAAGTAATTTTTTGTGTTAAAATAGGTTTCTTCTTAGGTTTACCTTTATTTAATTGGCTCCAATCTGGTTCTGTCTCTGATGATTGCCAAAAATCACCAGTAGCTGTCCTATCCTTACGACAGTAGGCATTCGCCGCTGCGGAATTGGTAGGGTACCAGTGAGCTTTATTATGTA